CTGCCTCAGCATTGATGCGGAATGTGCCGACTCGAAAATCTTCATTGCCCGTAGCTTCTACGCGAAGCCTTACCTGACGCCCTGTAAAGCGCACAGACGTTGGCATTGATGTCAGGTCATAGTAGGTACTAGATGACGGATAAGTACGCTCTGTGTCGTTAGGATGGAACCTGGTCTTAAACTGAACCCTGACTTCTCCTGCTGTTTCTTCATCGCCAATCAACTGATTGACCTTCATCACAGTATCGCCGCTGCCAATTGAAATAGGCGAAGACTCAGCAAAAGGCGTGTATGAGCCGTGCGATACGCCATGCAATTCATGCTCATATATGTGGCCAGTAGCATCAACCCACATAGGCTCATCAAATACGCCTTGATCTGCACCTGCTGTGCGGTCAAGAGTGCCTATTTCCCAATGGTTCTCAGCGTAGTCGTAACAAACGTAAGAATCACACTCGGTTGCGCTAGATGAAGGGTAGTACCACCATACTTCACTGTATTCAGAGTTATGAACAGCCCACGCCTTAGTGCGTTGGTTGTGGTTCATGTTTTCAAACACAAAATCCTGCACGTCACATGGCATTTGCTTGGCGACAGACCCGTCAAAAACGTAAAAAGCCTCTTTGCCCATCCAAAATGCACCTGCTTCCAATGCGACCATTGCCCTTCTTGAAACAGCACCGCAGGCTGTGCCAACACGCTCAAAGCCGTAAACGAATGGCGCGCCCTGATAGGTAGCAACATGGGCGTCAGTAGATGTAACAATGATTGTGCGTCCACGCATACGCGCTGCTTGCATAATCTCGCCGTTAGTTTGTAGCTCAATGTCGCCGGCTTCGTTAGTCGCCAATGGCGTCCAGACGGCGTTGTCTTCGCGATCACACCATGAGATTTTGCGTGGATTGCCACCGGCATGTAATGCAAAAATAAATCTTTCTTCGGTAACAAGCATTCCTTTGCAATCAGTCGGGCTGTTTGCAATCTGAGCCGCAGCCGCAGATGTGTTTAGCGTCCACTCATAAAGTTTCCCGTCAGAAGTACAGCAGCCAACAAGGTACTCGCCCCAGTTATCTAGCGACCATGTATCGGCTTCTTGGAAAACACCGGAATACGGGCGCTTAACACCGTAATTGCCTGTGCCAAAATATGTGCCGCCAAACGCAGTGTTTACCGCAGCACTAGCACGACCTGCTGTGAATCCAGCTGGAGTAATGTCAGTGACGTTGCCGCCGCTTGAAACATACAAAAGCTCATTAGCCGTGCCCATAGCAATGTGTGAGTCACGATTAATGTCAATCCATGTATGCATTCCACGCGGCGGAGCAGTAACGCTAGATGATGCATCCGTCTTTTGCGACCAGCCGCCAACAGGGCGCATAGAGCCGCCATGCCAACGGACTAAGCTAGAGTCGCGCCAGCGGCCAGAGCCGTCATAGTCAGTGCCAGTACGATAAACGCCTGCCGGTATTTTTAGCGGTATCAGTGGCATTGCCGCCCCCTAAATTAAGCCTCTGGGAAGTCAACAATAGGTGCGTTGCCGGTTGGGTTACCGTCAGCGTCTACTGGTACGTCATAAAGTGCCATAAATGATGCCAAGTCAGTACAAGCTGTGATAGCTGCCTCAATGGTATTAGATGCAGTACGAACCGCAGCACGATACGTTAGGACATTAGCAGGTACAGTGTAGTCTGCAACCTCAGCAGCCTTGATAACCATCCAGTCAGTCGGTGCTAACAAGCCACCTGCCTGAGTCTTGACGGTAGCAATAGCGTTAGTCTTAAGACCTTTAGTCACTACCTGAACACCATCTTCGTCTAGCACTGGATTACTATCTTCATCGACTTCGTTTACGTCATCGATGTTTTTCGCTACATCTGCTGACCAGTAGAAGCGTGAGTCGAATGGTGCAGGGTCTGCTTCCCAGACTAATCCTGCTGCTGCTTTGTCAGCGTCAGACCAGTTAGCCCAGTTTCTTGGGTGTGTAATGCCATCGTTGTTAGTCCA